AGGTTCCATCGCTCCCTGCTGATTGCGTAATTCCAGTAACGCCAGAACTAACACCATTGTCTGCGGTAATAAGATTTGATGACATTTGTTATGCTCCTACCTTTGCTTCTAGAGCTGTTACTTTTGCGGAGAGTTCTTGGATTGCGGATGTTAGTGTAGCAACGAGGAATGAAGTATCAATGCCTTGATAAACTGGATTGCCTTCAGCATCTACAGCGTCTTTTTCGCCAGTTACGCAATCAGGTGCAACAGCTTGTAATTCGTGAGCAATAAATCCTTGACCTTTAGAGCCATCAGCTTTCCAGTTGTAAGTTACTGGTTTAAGTTGCGCAATTGTTGCCAATGCACCCGTCATTGGTGCAACATTTTCTTTTAATCTATAGTCTGACAATGAAACATAGCTAGTTGTTACTCCATTTGTTGAGGCAATGTATCCTGTTTGAACCCCAGCCGAAGTACCAAAACCATGATAGTAATATTGTCCACCATTTGATGGCATAGCTGTTACTAAACCGTATCCAGTTGAGATTCCAAGAATAGCTGTTTTACCTGTAGCTCCACCAATGTTATTTGTATTAGTATTAACCAGCAAATTACCACTATTATCTAGTGTCATTGCTTGGGTAGCTGTAAAGTTACCACTTGTAACAGAAGTTTGCCACCATTGAAATTGATTAGCCGAAATTTGAAAATATCCTGCCGCACTACCATTATTTTTTATTACATAAGAAGAGCCGTTGTAATAACAATTTGCATTTAATTGAGTTGCTTGATTGTAAGAACTAACAGACCCACCGCCTGCAATTTCAATTGCTTTTAAGGTTCCCCAAGCACTAGGAGTAACTCCTATACCTACGTTTTGAGATGTGTCAACGGTAAGCGCGGTTGTGCCATTGGTTTTAAATAAAATTGGTGTAGCACCGACACCTTCAACTTTTAATCCGCCACTATCAGTATATAAATAGCCTGTTGACGTTCCATTTACCATTAAATCAATCAAACCGCCCGTTGAATTATTAATGGCTAAAACTTTGTACGATGCAATAGCACTAGGAGTAACTCCTATCCCTACGTTTTGACTTGTATCTATTGTTACCGCAGTAGTCGTACCATTAGTTTGTAGCTGAAGTACGCCAGATGTATCCGCTGTATATACGAGGGCTGTCGTTGTTGTGGTTCCTGCGCTTATCGTGCTTGCCATGTTATTTCCTTAAATGATTACCCATCTCTGGCTTGAGTTCACCGTGACGCTAACTCCAGATGCTGTTGTGATTGGACCCACTGAGAAACCGTTTGTGCCCGTTGCTAAAGTTACATTACTTGAAACAGTTGTGCCATTAATTGTTATACCATTAGTAGAGGCTACATTGGGTGCTTGTAATAAACCTGTACTGGGGGTATATAAATATTTAGCGTTACTTGTATATACAGTTAGTGCCGTTCCTGATGTTGCATTAGCAAATAAAGGATAAACCGCTGTAGCAGTAGCCGTATCATTTGATATAGCGGCGCCCCCCACAGACGCCCAAGCAGTACCGTTATAGCCTTCAAATTGAGTTGTCGTTGTATTAAACCTCAACATACCCTGTACAGCAGTAGGCTGTTGAGCAGTTGTTCCAACGGGAAGCGTTACTGCACCTGTACCTCCAAATGTAACCGTTCCACTTGTGGTTAAATTTGTAATGGATATTGAACTATTCCAAGAAGGGGGAGACGCCGACCCTGCGCTTACCAAAAGTTGTCCAGATGTACCAAATCCTGTTGTACCTGATAACGCAGGGGTTGTTCCCAAGTTTGTATTAAAACCAAGAGCACCAGAGTTGTTGATAACGTGCGATGAAACACCAGATGCATAAGTTAAATATGTTTTATTTGCTGTGCCAGATCCATAACTAATATCACCATTATGAGCAGAAAAGTAAACACCATTGTTGATACTAAAAAAATCTACTGGAGTTGACGCACTATACACAGATGAATTCATTCCAAACTCACCATAATAGCTAGAGTCTGTACCTAAATCATTAGAAATCACATAATTTGTAGACGCCCCCGCGGTCCCACTCAAATTTTGAATGACCAATTGATTGTATGAACTGGCTGTTGTAGAACCAAAGGTTGCTATAGAATTTGCCGCATTAAAAGACAATACAGGAGTCGTACTCGTAACCGTATTGGCACTTAAAGTTGTAAAGTCTCCAGATGCACGAGTTGTGGCCCCTACCGTACCATTAATGTTGATAGAAGCTGTACCCGTTAAATTTGTTACTGTTCCTGAACTAGGCGTACCCAATGCACCGCCATTAACAACAAAAGCACCTGTTGACCCTGTGTTGACTCCTAAAGCAGTTACAACACCAGTACCTGTTGTGATTGTGCTAGGCGATGCTCCAGAGCCTCCCCCAACCATTAACGCATTAGCACTAAGTAAAGCAGAACTAGCCCAAGCAGATGTTGAACTAAAGTAAGGAATACCACCACTTGTCCCCGCAACCGTCAACGCTAAAGTTCCACTTGACGTAATGGGTGACCCTGCAACTGAAATTAGTCCACCAGTAAAAGACTGAGCCACCGAAGTAACTGTACCGCTCAAGCCAGTTAATGTGCCACCAGAGAACGTCAATCCACCTGCAATCGTTACATTGCTAAATCCACCAGATCCATTTCCATAAAGAATAGATGAGCCACTCGTAGCGGGCGCATAATCGGTCCCAGAGACTGCGGCGCTGATAGCTGTGCCATTCCCTTTCAAAATACCCGTAATGCTTGTAGAGAGCGTTATAGCAGGGGTTGACGTGGCGGTTGCTACAGTACCCGTAAAACCATTTGCAGACACCACAGATACCGAGGTAACCGTTCCCGTACCAGAAACAGATGCCCAAACAGGCGCACCAACTCCTTGGCTAACCAATACTTGCCCTGAACTACCCACCGCAGTAAACGCATATGCCGTACCGTTTCCGTAAGCAACCGCACCGGCTGTCGGCGTAGCCGTAGCATTTGTCCCACCATTTGCAATAATAAGCTTGCCACTGAGCGTAATTGCACCAGTAGACGCACTACTTGGCAGTAACCCAGTTGTCCCACCGCTAAACGATGTAATTAAACCAGTTCCAGTTGCAATCGTATTGGCCACAAACGCTGTGGTCGCCAATTGCGTGTTGTTTGTTCCAGTAGATGCCGTAGGAGCAGTAGGAGTGCCAGTAAATGTTGGACTTGCACTTAAAACAACGCTACCCGTACCCGTAGACGATGTAACCCCTGTACCTCCATTAGAAACGGCTAAAACGCCTGTTATACCAGTTGTGAGAGGTACCCCAGTCACATTGGTCATTATTCCTGATGCAGGAGTGCCCAGTGCCGGTGTGACCAAGGTAGGGCTGTTTATAGTTGGGCTTGATGAAAAAACAACATTACCCGTGCCCGTTGTTGGAGAAATAGATATTGTTGGATTACCACCAGATCCATTACCATTGGTAACCGATATGCCCGTTCCACCCGTAATTGTCACAGATGTAGCCGTAGAACCACCCGCAACCGCCAACAACCCAGTTCCAGATACGTTATTAATGGTCGATAAAAATCCATTCAGGGAAATAGTGGGGTTTCCCGTTGTTCCATCAGAATTGCTGACAGACAAACCAGACCCAACAGCTATCTGCACTGCAGACATTGTGTTTGCGCCTGTCTTTACCTGAATACCATTACTGTTGTTATACAGAGCTAAAGGAGCGCCTGTAATGGATAAAACATAATTTAAACCCGCCCCATTGTCCGTGCCAATTAAACCAGTCCCCGCACCTATGTACCGAGCATTAGGCAAACTAGGTTGTGATCCAATTGTCAAAAATGTCTGAGTCAATGACGGGGATGTAATGATGTTGCTCACAGTAGTCTGTGACGTCACACCATTTTGTACAACAGGGACTAATTCCGATCCAGTTAAAGTGGATGCGGTTGGTAATTGAGATATTTGTAGTTGTGCCATTATGAACCTATACTAATTTCATCTTCATCACCATTAACCAAGCCAGGAGGAGACGTATTCTTACCAGTTGATATTATAGAATTGCTATACGGACCCGTAATTAATTGATTGTTGGGAACATTCAATGACTCATCAGGTCTTGGGAACCTTAAGTTAATACGTTCTGTTTTTCTCGCAGGCAAACGATATGGATCTTTTTCATCCATGCAACCTTCCTCACACACCCGTAACCCTGGGAAGTTAATGTCAGGATTAAGAGTAGATAAAGGACGTTTCATCTTACAACGATCACAGACGGCAATCGCTATACTTGCATAACCTTCTGTGTCAAGCCATTTAGCCATAATTACCTCGTATATACTGAAATATTCGGGGCCAGGTAAATTGGAGATTTATCGCGTTCTTCGAGTTCAGCCATTTGAAAATACTTTTCACCTTGAGCCTCAAGGTATCCAATCCTTTGTATATCCACGCCAGGAAGTTCAATTGACATCTGGTGAGCTAACATAGATTGAATTGCCATCAACCAACGATCTGGAATCTCCAGTTGGTTCGTTAACGCACCCACATCCATGATCTGTCTTGAATACCAAATGGTCGCTTGGACAAAATTCGTGCTTGGAACAGGCCACAAGTAAAAGGTTGGCTGAGGAATTGTTCTGTCAAACCAGTACTGATACGGCTGATTGGCTGTAAAGTTTTGGTTGGGCAAATTTGAATAATCATCACGATTTAACCGTGACATTTGCAATAGTCTTGCATTATTTCCAAAATAAAGCTCTCGCAAAGATAGCGTTGTGCCACCAGAAGCTACCATTCTGTAATATGGAACATTTTGACCAGGATCAATATCTTGCCAAATCCACTGAGAATCGGTCACAGTAACACTGGTCCCCGTATACAAAGTAGTCCAAGTAGTGCCATCAGCAGAACTTTGGAACGTGTAATTCCAAGTTTGGCTACCACCACCAGAAATATAAGGCATAAAGCCAATAGATCCTATGTATGTGCTTTGGTTTGTTCCGTAGAAAACAGAAATGTTTCCGTTTGCTGATGTTTGTTGACAATATGTGCTGATATTGTCGTCATACACATTTGCAACAACCCCCCCTGCGCTCGATGAATAGCTCCCCGATGGTTGATCCATTGTTCTGTACAAGCAGTTTAGGATATCATTTGCACCATTAGGCAAAGTATATATATACTGATTGGCGTTTAAACCCATTACGTACTTAACCACCGCCCAATACTGAATACCTTGGTTAATTAAGTTGGATAAAATGTAAAACAAAGATTCTTTAGCAGATTGGACCTGCTCATCCGTTAATTCTTCTGCAAGCTTACCCGCACGACGAGCGCCGTGATCAATGAGTTGCTGTACAGTAATGACTGTATTGCCAACGGTTCCTGAATATGCCATTTTTTACCATCCTGGGCAATGCCATCTCTTAAGTGATGCCTTGGCTCTTGGCGCATCTCCTTTTGAGTGTTCAACTACTCCGCTCATACGAGCACAAAATGAATCTTTTCTAGCACCACCTTGAGGTTGAGGAGCTTTTAAGTGAGATCCAGTCTCTCTATTGTACTTAGCCCTACCTTTTTCCGTAAGCCCTGCGCCCTTAGATACAGATAATTTTTCTCCCCTACCCACCGCCAGACTTACTCCACCTTCTTTTTTCTTTACTGTTTTGGCGGACTCTCTGAACGCTTCAGCAGTTGGCGCACCTTTGCTACCAGGCTTACGCATATGTTCTTTAGAGCCGTGAGCAATACGTTCTTGCTTTGCATGAATATTTTCATATAGTCCACCTTTTTTCATTTTGTCAGAATTTACAAATTCTTTACCAACTTTTTGAGGAACACCACCATACCCACCTTTTGTGTGGGCGGCGGCTTCCATCAGCCTATGTTGAGCAGGTGATTTGCTTGGCATTATGCTTGTGACTCTTGCCAGTTGAGACGAGCTACGACGGTGTTAGAAGCACCCGCATTGAGCGTTGTAGCAACAATGTACAAAATGTCTGGACCATCTGGGTACTGACCCGATTGAGATGTTGGAACACTGTTAGATGTACCGCCACCGTTGGCAGAGTTACCAATCGCAGAGATAGATGCCAAAGGATAACCAGTTTGACCTGAGCTATTGGTATAGAAAGCCGCAATTGACTCACCACCTGAAATAGTAACGGTATTGGTTGTATTAACAGCAATCTGAACGAGTGAACTGGTATTTGTACCGCCTTGAACGGGAGATACAAACGATCCAGAGAATGCTCCAGAAGGTATACCGTTGAGCACCAATTGAATTAGATAGGTCGTGTTGGTCACAACAGCAATCTCATTCAACTGCAACTGTAGACGGTTGATAACTTCTTTAACACCAAGCAATCCAACTGTGCCGTTATCCACGGATGGAGCCAAGCGAATAGCCATAATTGGCACGTTTGCTGTGCTGTTAGGGCTAGTCAAAGCGGTCAACATACCATAGTTGTAAATAGCGGATACGTCTTGGTTGAATCCACCATCCATCACCACTGAAGAACCCCAGTGAGACAACATCGCCGCCGCATCAGGAGCCGCATACTCAACAGCTACGGGAGCAGTTGCAGAGTATGTGAATGCTGTAGCAGATGAACCACCAGTAGTACCGCGAGTTAAACCAGTCAACTGTGGATAACCTGTGGAAGAATTAGCCGCGCTTGTAATTCCAGTGTATGTGAAGTACTCAATCACACCAGAAGTTCCGCTACCAATAAATCTGGCTGTACTACCTGCGGGGTTAAATCCTGCGGTGCTAATCACGTTAATAGTTGTATCACTAACTCCAACGCTAGATGTAATATTGGTAATAGGCAATACACCATTTTGCTCATAATGAGATGGCAAGTTACCAGATCTCATGTAAGCAGTGTAGTTTACGTTGTTGTTTTGGAAATTGTAGATATAAGTAATCGTTCCACCAGTGGTGCGAATACCAAATCGAGCCACACCCGCGCCGTACCAAGAGTAGTCAATGTAGAACATCTGTACTTTGGTGAGGTCAAGGTTGTATCCAGAAGGATTGGAGGCTGAATTAGAACCATCCAACACGTCATACCACTGTGACTGCGGTACTTTTTGGTCAATAGTGCGTGAAACAATTGCATTAGCAATCGTAGTTCCACGGTACTCAGGGCTGATATACATGCTTGTATCGCTTGCAATGCTCAAAACTCTGTAAGATTGACCACGAATAACAATGTAATCACCCACAACCAATTGAGTTGTAAACTGAGTGCTTGATCCAGTTACAGCGCCGCTACCGTTGGTTACAGATACTGTACCTACGATTTGGTTGATTGAGTTACGATAAACCGCATACAGTGTTTGACCGTCGTATTGGAAGAAAAGACCATTTTGTTGGTCAAAGAATCCAATCTTATTGCTTGCGCCGTACCAGGAATATGGACTTACGTGAATAAATCCACCTGTGGAAGTCGCAGGCGTTGCTGAAGGAACAATGTTATTCAGCGTTGTATAAGTGAAAGTTAATGCAGTGGGTACTGTTTTAACAACAAAAGTACCGTTATAAGCACTTTGATCAGCGCCAGTCACAACAATAACTGTGTTTACAGTTAAATTGTGCGGAAACTTAGTCGTAACAGTAACTGTTGCACTGGAAGATGTCAGTACTGGTTGCTGAAGCTGTGGCTTAAGAATTGTTCCAGTAGAAAATTGAATTCCTTTACCAGACTGGTAACGGAAATATCTACGGGTTTGACGTTGTAAAACCTGATTGGGTATGGATGCGCCAACCGTAAAATTGACAGATCCATCATAAGCGTGAGTATCCACATATCCCGCAGGACGTGCATACAGATTGCTTGCACCCGCTGTATTAGCGATTGTCGTAGAAGGTGTGCCGTTAATATTGGTGAACGTAAATGTCGTTGCTATAGGCGTTGTAACCACAATCTGAGGACCATTTATCGTCGTTGCTGTGCTTGGACCAGTTGTTCCAGTGATATAAATCAAAGAACCCGCTGACAATCCATGTGGATAAGTAGTTGTACAACTAACTGTTGATCCAGTAAAAGTGAATGCTGTTGTTCCAGTTAAGTTAAATCCATATCCGCTATACAAATAACCGAGGTAAACATAAGTAGAAGTAGCCGACCAACATGTTGCTGTTGTAATTGCCTGAGCCATGTTTACAGTAATAGAAGTGGCTGTAGAACCGCCTCCAGAAGCCACCCAACCCCAACCATTAGCGTTAGGGTCAATTGCATCTTCAATGAAGATTGGAGAGCCGTTTGGCACGTTTGAGGAGGTCATTGTTATGACCAACTGATTTGTTGTGGACTGATTACCCGCAATAGCTGATACTGGTAATGTGGCATTACCTAAGTAATACAACGATGCGCGGTTGTTTTGCATCGAGGTTTGTTCCCACTTCGTACCTTGCTGACCATATTCAAAGTCAGTATCAATCAAGGACTGCGGTGTTGAAACACGCATCTTGTCTACTGGATCATACGCAGTAGAACGCTGTGCCTGCTGAATTCTTAATTGATTATCGGAATTGGATGACGGACCTGTATAGACTGAGATTTCAGACATATTTCACCTATTAGAGTGGTGGGAGCCGAAGCCCCCACCGATTTTTACTTCTTGGCTCTACCGCCGTGCTTTCTAACCATTTCAGGATTTACAAAACCTCTTCCTGCGCCTGCACTTCTTGGAGTAATCCTTGAAGCTTCAGCGTAAGAAGCGGAATCTCTAGCCCTTTGCTTAGCATCAGCAACGTCTTGTGGAGATACATCTCTCATATTTTGACCAGGAGCAAATTCCATCATCCTTCGATCATAATCAGATATAGCTCCCCCATCCGCATGATGCTTTACTTGTCCACCCTTTTTGAAGGTGCCAGACAAGCGAGTTATCGCAACTGGTGGAGATGCAGGCTTTTTACCTTGAGGCATAGCCACAGCAGAACCCTGTTTATTAACAGCGCCCCCCGTGGCGAAGTGCTTTTTTGAAGCCTTGCCTCCGTGCTTAAAGCCACCTGCATTACCTTCCTTGACAGCACCAGTAGTCTGCATACGCACACCAGGCTTAGTTGTGTCAGCAGGACGGTTTTCCCAGTCACCACCTTCAACAGTGTCTTTCAGGTTAAGGTCAGGAGCAACATTGCCACCCTTAGCGTAGTGGTGTTTGCCACCATGCTTGTGATGAGCTTTTCCGCCGTGTTTAAATCCACCTGCGTTTGACTCTTTTACCTCGCCAGTACCGTGTACTGAATCATGGTGTTCGCCATCAACCATCATTGTGTTTTCAAACTTCTTAGCAACATTGTCGGAAACAGTGCCACCAATAGCGTACTTACCGCCTTTGCACATAGCCTTGTGGTGCTCATGAGAACCCTCTGGATGACCAGAAATCTTATGAACTTTACCACCATGCTTGAAACCACCTGCATTTCCTTCCTTAACCATGCCAGTGCCATGCACTGAATCATGGTGCTCACCGTCATGCATTTCGGTTTCTAAGAACTTTTTAGGTGCTTTTTCGTCAGTAGTCTTAGTCTCAAACTTGTCGATCCCTTTGCCCATTGCTGAGCCACCTTTAGCAAAATGCTTCTTAGCGTGACCGCCTTTTTTCAGACCATGATGAGCCTTTCCTGCCTTTTCATGCTCGTGATGCTTAAGTTCTTTTTCAACTTTTTTGATCTCATGCATTTCAGCTTTGTGCTCTTTACCGCCTTCAGCTTTTCCGCCCTTCTTCATCAAAGGAGTTGGCATACCCTTCATCGCCGCCCTACGAGCCGCAAGAGCACCCATCTTAGGAGCCATAGCAGGAGCCATTCCACCACGAGCAGGCAGAGTGGTTGCACCGTCCATCATTCCGCCCATAGCTTTGTGCATAGTCTTATGACCATGCTCTTCGTGCTTTCCACCCTTTTTATGAGTAGCAGATCCACCTTTTTTGAGCTTCAGAATAACTGAAGGCTCATCGGTGATCATCTTTGGCATTTGGCTGAAACCGCCTGCCCCTTTTGTTGCTTTAGCCATAATTTAGTCTCCTTAAGCTTGGGTGATACCGAGCAGACCTGTTGCCGTAGCATTAGGGCCAACTTGGATTGCTGTCAAACCGAGTGTAAGCACCAGTCTTGCCAATCCGTTTAATGTACCACCAGGTGTATATGTACCACGTACATCAGGAGTTACAGAAGTCGAAGTGAACTGAGGAACCATACTGGAAGCGCTTGCTGTGTATGAACCAGAAGTATTTACAAACACACCTGCCAAATAGTTGGCTTGGCTTGTTGAAATCTTACCAGTCGTACCAGAAACGTATGTCCACCAGTAGTTAGTACCTGTGCTAACGCCAGTTGGAGGTGTACCTGTGAACTGAACGATTGATCCGCTTGCAGGTGAATAACCAACTGTTAATACGCCAGGAGAAGCGATTGTCCAACCAGTTACAGCTTGTGTAGCATAAGTTGTTGTGTTGGAGTAGTAACCCAAAGCCAAAGTTCCAGAGTCATTTGATAATGAACCACTGAATCTATTGCTTATGATGTATGACGCATCAGAGATACGAGCAGGTAAGCCTAACACATTAGATGTGTCTGCTGACATTGCAATACCAGATGCGGCTCCAAAAGTAACAGAGTAAACCTGGAAGAAGGCTTTACGTCCAACTACTTGAGTAGCAGATGATGTGCTATTTAGGATGATCTCAGTCATTGGCTGACCGTAGTAATCGTATCCAGACACAGTTGCTGATACAGCAGTAATGGAGTTAGTGAAAGTCAAACCAGTGTTTGATCCTGCCGCAGTAGTAGTTACAACGCCACCAGTAGTTGTGGTCAGTGTAAATGTTGTAGTACCGTTCGTTGCAGAGATCAGGTATGTACCTGCCGCAAGTCCAGAAGTACCAGAGTTAGTTCCAGTTACAGTCACTGTTTGACCAACTGCCAATCCAACGAGAGGAGTTGTTGAAACAACGAAAGAACCAGTTGTACCACCTGCGCCAGATGCGGCAGTGGCAATGTTAGCCGTTACAAAAGTAGCGGCAGTAAAAGAACCAGTAGTAATTGCTACTGCTCTTGGATAGTCGAACTGAACAACAGTCGTACCGTCACCACGAACAACACGAGTTGTACCCGCAGATGCTGATGCCGCCGCAAGTGAAGTTCCACTATAAGTCGTTGCTGTAGTAGGTGTAACAGCCGCTAAAACAGCCGCAGTTGTTCCAACTGAAGCAGTTGTGTCATAAAGAAAAACACGACCCATTGGGCCAAAACCCAAGGACATTGGTGATGGATCACCCAAATTGCTGTTTACGTTTGTACCCGCATTTGATTGGGCACTACCTAAGAATAGGTCATCTGAAAATTGAGGCATTTTTTGTTCCTTTAGCCATGAAGCTCATAAGAATTTGAAAAAGGGGAGAGATTTGACTCCCTCCCCAGATGGATTACACGCCAGGTGTACCGAAGAGCGCTCTAGGATCTGTCCATCCTATTGCATAACGCTCAGTTGCTTTATAGCGCATAGAGTCAGTCTCGAAGTCACCTTCCATAGTCTTCTCTAAACGTCTACGCATCAACAGCTTCATGCCTTCTGGTGCGTCTGTCTGTACCCACCATGCGGTAGATGAAGTCAAACGTGACAGAACAGCGGCACCCTCATCCAATAAGCCAATAGACTTAACGGGGTTGATGTCGTTGTTGGCAGTACCTGTACGCAATACTGATTTGAGCAACACTTCAGCTTGGAAAATGTTACCAGGAGCCACGACCAATTGGCGTGGAACCAAGCGAATTTTCTTCTGATTGTTGTCAACAGCATTACGAATCTGAATCAACATTTGCTCTAAAGAAGTCTGTGACAAAACTGCCGCAGTAGACAACTGGTTAGAGAAAGTGCCGTTCACGATTGGGTGTGATGCGCTGATTAAAGATACACCATCACCACCAACATAGTTGGAGTTGAAAGCGTTATTGAGCACGTTTGCGGCTAGTGTCTCTTTTGTCTCAATCAAAGACTGAGCTAAGTGACGAGCGTAAACTTGTCCAATACGGATATGGTCGCCGTCTTCTACCAACACTTTAGTCAATGCAAAGGCAAGCCCATACACTGAGTAGATATAGCGTTGGAGGAAGAGTACACCACCTTGCTGATAGGACACTGGTGTTCCATCAGGCAGTTGAGGTGCGGCTCCAAATCCATAAAGAACTGGCTCTTCATGGTAGTTACGTGGAATACCTTCTTGTTCACGGAAAACACGTGACCATTCGTCTTCACGGAGATCGTAAACGCCATCAAAACATTCGTTAAGGATAGGTTCGACAATACTTCTAAAGTCCGTACTTCGCATTGGTGCGGCCATAATTTACTCCTTAAGCGAACGCAGTGAAGCTACCGAACATCTGAGATGCTGATACAACAACACGAACGATAGTGTATGTATCGCCCCAAGCATTGCCTGGAACGGGCGAAAGATCAACAACACGCATTTGACCTTGTGAACTATTACCTACTGCTGTAGAAGCGCCTAGTGTCGCTTGTGACAGACCTGTGGTAGTAGAACCATTGGTTATATTGCTGAAGTTGTACTCATTACCGATACTGGTTTGAGCCATAGATCCGTCTGCTTGGATTTCATAAACGATGTTGTTATCGTTGTAGAAATAAGCAATGCAAGATCCAGTGATGTATGTAGTACTGGCAGGCCAGTAGTTACTAACACGGCGGCGACCTGTTGAGTCTGTCCACTCGCAACCTGCAAATGCGCCAGAAAACGCTTCTGTAGTTGATACGGGGACGATTACACCTGCTGACGCAGAGTATTTAACTGGCTGACCCTTCAAAATGTTTGAAGAGTATCCAGAAGTGATTCCTCCTGCTAACGCCTGAGCACGATCCAAACCTGATGGATGGAACGCAGGGCGTAAACCGAAGGGTTGCAATAATGCTGACATATGCAAAACTCCTTAGTTACTTCACCTACCCAGAAAATACGGGTGCGGGAAGTGGTTCATCAATTTTGCCAATACCTTCACCTTCTAGTCTTCCAAGTGACTTGCCATTACTGTCTCGACCCATTGTTTGCTCCGCTTGGATGCGAATTTTGTTCGCTTCCTCAAGAGGCATATCATGGTGGAAGTGTTGCATTACTTCCTGATACACATCCATAGGGATCTTGTACAGTAACATTTCGTTGCAAGACACATATCCAACGTGTTCACCTGATTTGACTTTGTGGCTTTCGTATTGTGGTACTTCCTCAGTTTTCACTGGGACGTATCCAAGACGAATCCGCTTGTCAATGCTGTCATATGAGTTAGTAGTTGATAACCAACACACGTGCCAACCAGGGATTTCAGGGACATCTGGCAATGCTCTTTGTGTCCACTCATCACTCCACATCTTTCGGCGTTCCTGTGCTGAGACGAACTTCTCTTCTGGTGCCTTGCGGGATTCATCTTGCTGAGCACGATTCTGTCTACCGCCTGCATTCAAAGATTTTTTTAAACGTGATTCCATAATTAATTACTCCTTTGTGAACGTGCTTCCATTGCATAACGCTTTATCATCTTTGCTCTCTTCTGGGGGTCATCCCAGAATCCTGCGTCCTTCATTGCTCTCACCTGTTCGGGGTTGAGTGTGAAGGTGTTACGGCCTGCACTTGCCGCTGATGATTCACGTCCTGAACTCGTCACAACATTCCTAGGTCGTTGTCTAACTACAGGTTCATCGTCTGTGCTGTCATTGTATCTGTGCGGGAGACGTCTTTGCAAGCGATTATCTAACTCATCCCAGTAGGCAGGATTCTTTGGGTCCCAACCCTCTTCGATCAGTCGTTTGTCAATAATCTTTGCAATCTCAGTATCCTCGTCACCGCTATCTGGGCTATACCAGTCATTACGTTTCATCCACTCTGCGGCGTTGCGCTGTATCTGTGGATCGGGCAGGCTACGGTCATTGTTTGGCTTAACCGCCTGAGTTTTCACGTTTTTCAGTGATTCGATCTTCTGTCTAGACTCGTACCACATCTCTTGCGCTTTAACCAAAGCCTCGCCATCACCCGCTTGAGTAGCCTCTTGAAGCTTGAGCTTGGCATATTGGAACTGAAGCTCAGCGTCCTCTATAGCCTTGTCAACCCTCGCTAATTCTGCGCCATGTGTGCGTCTTTCAACATTAGAGAGTCGTTCCATTAACTCACGGTTAACTCTTTCTAGTTGCTGAAGCTTGATATCCTTCTCGGCATGATCTTGCTTCGCTCTTTGACGGCGTAGTTTCCTACGGTTGATCTTCTCTTGACGTACCTCATCGGAGTCATCAGGATGATCGTTGTCCTCTGTTGAGGATTCTGCCTTGACACTTCCACCTTCTGCTTCACTTTCGCTTGCATCGGGGCTTTTGATGTCATCTGGAAGGTCAACCACTGCTGAACCGTCCATCTCTTCTTTGACTTTTAAGTCTTCTTCTTTGCTTTCTGCTACTTCACTCATGCTTTTCCCTCTTTACGGTAGTCTTGCACGCATTTACACATATTCCGCCATTGCTAACGGATCTCCTTTAACCCTAGAGATAACCTCGTGGTCGTTAAGAACCATAAACATGGCCTTATCTTCAACGTGATCTTCCCCAGGCACTGCAACTTCCCATCTATCCCCACCCCATTTAGGGACACGGATGTAATCACCCACCTTTACCCATGAACCTTCAGGCCAAGCCTCCATCGTGTCACGGTTACGGTAGGCCAACGGGCCAATCTCAATGACTTTTGCGACCATGTTCTGCCATTTTTCGTTCTCACGAGTTTCCTCGGCGAGAATAATGCCAGATGCGGTCATTTTCTTCTTCGTTCTCTTTAGTTGAACAAGTACTCGTGCTCCCAAAGGCTCTACACCTGCTTCTACAGCAGGAAAAGCCCATGCCAAGTCTGTATCACTCATCTTTTTCTTCCTCTTCTAGTTGTTGTTCTATCAAATCCAAGACTTTTTGCAGTCCAATGTTTATCCCGACCATGCGTTGATAGGATTCCCAGTTCATAGCGGAGCCACCTGCTAGAGATAGCCCGATATCGCCCTGCATTTCCTTCACTTTACTGATCAGATCTCCGACAAACCCGCTCATTTTTTCTTACTTGTGTGAGCTAGGCCACTTTGTTTCTTCTGGCTTTCGCCTTTAGAACCCAAACTTGTCCCATCAAGCTTCTCGCCCTGGGCTAATCTCTTATGCATGGGCACGTTAATACCCTTTTGCTCTGCATCACTCGCCATGTTGACCTCCTAAGTGTCGTTGTGCTTCGTTTTGAAGCGAAATTGCAGTGTCATACTGCTCTTGCTGAAGCTTAGCGGCGTCTCGGGTGAGTTCCGCTGAAGCTATACGCTCTTTTGTCAGGTTATCAGTAGAGTTGATAGCTATATCTAACTCCCTTTGTGCCTGCTCTCTTTGTTGTTCGCTAGTAATCTTGGCCTGCTCAAGCTGTGTATCAGCCTGGATCTGCTGACCCTTGAGTGCCATCTCTTGCTTATCACGCTCGGTTCTGCGCTGTGTCTCAGCCATTGAGGTCTGGATGAGCGCTTGTGCGTCTGGATCAAGCTGTGGCTTGGGTGCAAACTGCTGTTGCATCTGGATAAGATGCTGAAAGTCTGGTACCAACTGTGCAAATACCTTCTCACCTAAATCGTGACCAACGTGCTGTGATGCCATAGCAAATATCTGGTCAATCTGAGCCGTGTATTTTTCATTTTCGTACTGAATAGACTGCTTTCTGTCGCTTTGAGTAGCGTACTTTTTCATCATCTCAAGGTATAAGAGCGTGATGTGCTGTCTCAAATGCTCAATCATTGGCCCAATCAACTGCGGTCCGATAATCGGGTTCTGTCCTAGCAATGGGTTCATCACAAAGTCAAAGTGCCCTTGGATGTGAGCCAACTGATCTTGCTCAGGATAAGCAAACGCTCCCTGACCCAAGGACATAGCCACGTTCTCTTCTGCAACATTGTGCTTATGTGGCTCAGCCGCATCAACCATTAACTCGTTAATGCCAGGCACCTTCATCTGCTTTAAGAATCTCTCAAGCACAGCCTTCTGGTTGAACTGGGCAGGATACTTATCCATCAGCGCCATTACGGCCTGAGACTGAGCCATCCTCTGCGTTTCAGAGAAGATGTGTGGATCAGAGACTGGAACTACATCTGTGTTGCGCTCAAAGTCTTGCTTGGTTATCTGCAAGTCCTTGACAATCTCACCCTTGCGCTGATCATCCAAGTACCAACGGTTCAGCCTACCAAGAATCTTAAGCACTCTGGCTTGTGAGTCATGAAGTCTGGCGTGGATAGCTGAGAACACAGCAGATCCCTGCTCAATAAGGGCTTGTGTGGTACCTACAGGCGCTTGAGCGGTAACGTCAGCTATCTTCTCCTCAGCCGTGGTTACAACGCCCTTGGCGGCCTGATCTAACCACCCCAATAACTCAAATAGTACAGGGCTAGGAGGGTTAAAAGGCATAGGCATAGCGATTTGCCTAATGTCATTGATTCCTGGTCCTGCCTCAATTTCTGCAACTTGGGTAACTTCAACTTGCTGAGATTGACCACTAACCTTAGCGCCTTTAAGCTTAAGCATAGTAGCGCTGTTGTTGATATGTGCAGTATCGAGCAAAGCACGAAGAGCGCCAGTAAGGGCGGCACTAAGACCGCCAATAAGATGAGGTAAACCAACTGCATATGCGCCCCTCCAAGGAATGAACTTGAACTCCACAACCCAGTCTAGCTTGGTCATGGTTTCGTCCCCGTCTTCCCAGTTACGATACAACCCGACAACTTCATGGTCTAAAGTGTCAATCATCAGAATATAAGGTGCCATCTCGCCCTTGGTATATTCGTCATCTTCCATCTCTAGCCAAACATAGGTGTGATAGAAACGTCTAACACCATCCTCGTTGTCTTGCCACTTCTTACCTTCAATCTTGTCGTTAGCCTTTTGTGCACCCGTTGGCTCTGGCTCCATAGTCGCACGGATCATGCTAATGTCACGGTACATACCCGACTTGATACGCATCTTGACTTCCCACTCGGTAATCTCGTGAACCTCAGTTGCACGCTGAGCGGTATAGAAGTTGGATGCGGCGAAGGGTACGATCACACGGTCAATCGGCAGAAACTCCACGCAGGGGCGCTTCTTGTGCTCGTCATACCACAGCTTAAGGTATTGGGAACCCCCAAGAGGAAGTTGGGTCAACAACTGCTCTTGTTCATCACGGAATTCCTCAATCTGCTCGGTGAGTTGCCAGTTCATGTAATCCCGTTTGCGCTCAGCACGTTCGGTCTTTACATCATCAACATCACCCAATATCTTTGTCCTGACTGGGCCATCAGGTGGGAACATCTCTTTAATCGCTCTGGACGCAAAGTCTACGCAAGACTCAGCCATCACTGGGTGAACAACTTTAGAAGCTCCAAAGAAGGTCGCACCACCTGGGCTATCGTTACCCATACCAGTACGTTTAATACCGTCCTCATACTGCTTATCCCGCATCTTACGGGCTTCTTTATCCTTCTCAATCAGGTTGATGTATTCAAGGGCTAATCCCTTAACATCAAACTCTTCAGCCAAGTTAGCGTAGAACTTTTTGTCATCAGTCGGGCCTTTGAAGTCTGGATCGTGAACAATAACAGAACCATCAGGAAGCTCTTCAAGCTCCATATCCTCTGGTGGCATCTCAAAATCGACTGAGCCGTCTTCATTCTCAATCATTTCCATTCCGTCAATATGACGGTTGTAGTCCTGCTCAATGGGCATTTGTGTTGCCATGTTTATCCTCTATCGATTAATTCGTGACGCATAATATTTATGTTGTTAGTTATTTCAACCTTGGCTTTTTTGTTTGCCTTTTTAGCTTTAACCTTGCCACCCTTTTTCTGACCCGTGTACTTCTTGATCAAAGCATCATATCTGCCAACGTCATTTAAATATTGATCATCAACAACTTGATGTGGAAATACTTTTTGAAGAGTTCCAGTAAAGTCTTGGGCACGTTTTGTATCAAGAATATGCTGAGTAGCGTCTGGAAAAGTTATTTGAACTGGCTTGGGAGGAGTTATTGGTTGTAATGCTAAACCTCGGATGCCTTTTTCATAAGTATTGTGATCAGCAGTATCCGTTAATTCAGCGCCAGGCACAACCTCACCCGCAGACAAACCCGTCATGTTAATTTGCATATTACGAAGCGAAGGTTCTGTAATAGCCCATTGAATATCTAATCCATTTGGTAATCCATGAGCACTGGTAATCTCAGGAGTCTTCATCCTGCTGTTATACCATTTACGTAGTTCAGAATCTTTTTGCATGGCTTTGTAAGCGCCTTCTGGGTCAGCTATTCCAGGCCAGTGTGGAAAGTTGAAATGCTCGTATTCACCAGTCTTAGCATTTTTCTTTACAAATCCATTGGCAATAATGTTATCAAAGCTGTACATCTGCTCTGGAGTCATTTTTGAAAAATCAGTAGCACGAAGATTTGCATCTGCTAAATGCATTGCAAAATTATTAGATGTAGGACCCATCGCTAAATGTTGAGCAATTACTCGATCAGGATCGTAATAACCTGCAAGTCTATTTATTTTGTCTTGAGCACTTTGAGCGGGATCTTCACCAGAAGCCCAAAAGTTTGGCAATTTTAAATGTAACTTGCCCAATCCGTATTTAGCACCACCTTCCTGCTCTGAATCTATCCCTTCTATATCTCCAACACTATGCAATATACTGTCAGATATAGTTTGATCTCCAGGGAAAGCAATATTTACATCTCCAATCTTTGGTGTATATATATCAGGTTTTCCTGTAGGCTCTTTGGTTGTCAAAGAATAAGGTAGATCCTTAAGCCTTTGACTTTCCTTCATTGATCGTCCTGCAAGATTAACTTTCTTGGTAGATCCTTCAGGTACTACGTGCTCACCAGTCATTTGTCTAATGACAGGCTCTGCAATTTTCATCATCTCTTGATCATTTGGAGATTTTGCTCTTTTTAAATTTAAAGGCAAAAAAGATTCTTTAGACGATTTCTTAATAAAATCGCCCATTTTCTTGAGGACGGCATCAGTCATTACCCCACCCTCAGACATATGGATCTCGTGTCTCATCATCTCCAAATCATCCGCTACGTGGACTTTTCCACCTCTTTGGTAATTTGGCATGAACTCCAAAGGATTAAGCGTTACCTGCCCATTAGCCAGTCTTAATGATGGGTTTAAGAATGACTCATGCCTTGGCTGAGCCACTTGTCCACCATCAGCATACGCAGGCAGACTGTTCTCTCCTACTCCTTGCTTCATCTCTGGGGTGAACTCCATGTAGTGCAGAGGAGTTGTCTTATTGTTTTGGGCAGTAGCGAAGTCATCCATCATCTTCTCTTTCTGCTCAAAAGGCATATCCAACCATGTTTGCTCAGGCGTATTGGTGTGCTGAAGCATATCAGTGATGGATAAGTCAGTGTTTTTTGGCGTACGTACTGGCATAGCGTTCAGCTTCATCTCAGCGCCGTATGGCTTACCAATGTCGTTGAAGACATTTGGTAGGCGCTTGTCATAAGCCTCCTTCATGCCTTCGCCTAAATACAAATCTTCACCTGTCAGTGACCGCAATGTTCCTTGTTGTGGCTGATCTAATAACTTTTTAGCCGCCTTCTTACCAACATATTGATTTAAATTTTTTGGTGTAACACCAGTTTGTTTTATGACCGTATTTCCATTGTGATCATAGCCAACTAAATCAGTACCAGACAAATGAAGTTCGTTTATGTATTTGCCAAGGTTATATCTATCCGCTTGCGTTTCACCATTAGTCAATGTTATGCCGTCATACCCATTGTCAACAGCGTGTTTGACCAAGTCCTTGCTAACCATCTCTTCCCAGTTCTTTTTGAATGGAGCATCAGGCACATGGTCAGAGGGCATGATGGTGGCATCACGAATCTGATCCATGATTGCCAATCTTTGTTCGCTGATGGCTTCACGTTCTTCGGGAGTTTTGGCTAACGCTTTGACTTCACCAAGACGCTTATGCTCTGCCTTCAATGCGTTGATTGTGGCTTCTGCTTGAGCCAGTTTTTCTGGATCGTGATATCCCTTATCCCTACCTGCTTGATGCCAGTCAGACTGCATTTCCTCAACGTGGAGGATCTTCTTGCCTTCTGGAGTCATGCGGTCAACAGTACGAGCATGAGCCAATACGTTTGGAATATCTTCCCAATGTGAGCTTTCATACTCCTCTGGATGGTTGGACAACTGGTACAAATGTTCCTGATAGTTATCACCACCAGGTAATTTATAAGAAGAATACCTTGGAATATTGTTATCAGTCTCTTTAAGATCATTGACATATGATTGAGCATCATGTCTTGTCATGAAAGGCTCTTCATTAACTTTTTGCCAATTCTCATCATACAACCAGTGAGGATCTCTTGGCCTTGCCATATCTGGATCAACTGGTTCTATGTAATATTTATCGGCGTTATTTTCGCTCAGTATCTTCTTAGTTACTTGGGGCACAGGACGCTTGGCAAGTTCAGCTTTGAACTCATCCTTCGTCATCTTGGGTAATGCTTTGATCTCATCCAAGTTTCTATCAGCCAATTCAGCCTTCTTAACGCCAGGCTTCTTGCTAAGCTCTGTCATGAATTCAGCGCCAGTACCCTTGGCTCTTGGCAACTCAGCCGCAGTCTTATCCACAGCAGAGAATAGCCTAGCCATTCCCTTGCCAATCATCTTATCTACAACACCACCGCCTGCAAATCCTTTGGGGCTATCCTTCATCTGGATCTCATGGCGCATCATATCCAAGTCATTAGCAACATGAACCTTGCGCTTAACTCTTCCGCCTTTAGCTAGGCCTTGTGTCTCTTGAGGGGTTACAGCAGGAACATCTCCTACTTTGTTACGCAGTTCATCAATTTTTCCAAGAGTATATAGTTGAGTTTTTAATGGATCACCTTCACCATGTTCTTCTGGATTGTTCAATACTGATTTAAATTCATTATATGTATAAGGAATATCTGGATGTAACGGTTGATTACTAGCATTTCGTAATTTAGAGTATTGTTCTTCATCTTTGAAAAACATACCATTATTAAGAGCACTATTAAATACTTCATTCGCTTGGCGATGAGGTTCAAATGCAGGATGAGTATCTAAAAAATTGTTTGCGTTTTTAACCGTTGACTCAACATGAGGAGCAACTTGTTGGCGTAAAACATTTTCTTCGTCTTTAGTTAAATAATCTGGCACCTTTAAACCAATACTTTCTCCAAATTTTTTTAACTCAGGTTGAGTATTAACAAATCCAGAGTTTTGTATATCTCCTTTAATTGGAAATCCAGTAGTACGTTGGAAGTCTTGCACCATAGGCAAGTACTTATCTACAGGTGCTCCATTACCTTTGCCTTTAATTTGATGAATGTTTGGTGTTCTTGAGTTTGCGTTTAACTCCTCAAGCTTTGAAGCTATATATTTTTTTGCGCCAATATCTCCTCTTTTAAGAGCATCTGTTACTCCACCAGGGAATTGATCAAGCACATCATCTTCAGTATATATTTTTGGATTTCTAGCTTCAATTGTTACGTGAGGCTCACCACGCTTATCTCTTAATGAGAATATTCTTGTGTTGCCTTGCAATACGTCAGGACAATAGCCACCAACACAGTGACCCATCTTATCGCCTTCATATGTCAATGCGTCTTCAAGTTGTTTCTGACGCTCTTCTCTTTTGTAAAGATTAACAGCTTCTTCGGGAGTTGAGCCAACAGATACTGATTGACCAGTTTTCGAATCAATTACTGCATGAAGATCAGGATAACCAGAAGGATGACCCATAACATGGGATTCTTCTATTTTGGGATCAGGCATCTTAAGCTCAATCCACTTGTGACCAGATGGATACTCTTTAAGAACAGGAAAGCCTTCTTGCTGTTGTAACGCTACGTTACGACTTGCAATATCTTTCTCTAAGTTTTGGTTAGCCACACGTTCCATCATCTGTGGAACGCTTATGTTCTTGAGTTGCTCAGGCTTGAGATGATACTTATCGCCTTCAGGCAAATCCAAATGCTGTTTGATCGTATCTACAACGTGATCAAAGCCAAGATCGTTAGCAAAGTTACGAGGATCAGATACTGAATAAATATTTTTATCTTTAAGACCCAAAAGCTCAGGCTGTTCTTTACTTATAGTTTTGTAATGCTGTTCATATGGATCGTTCAGTCTATTGCTATTAAGTCTATCTAAAGCATTGTCAGAAACAAACTCCCAAGCATTTGAAGGCTTTGTAGTTGACATACCTTCAAATCTAGAGATGTTATCTCCAAATCTAAAGTTTTCATGTGGTACATGAGCAGAATGCTTCATGCCCAACTCATAAGCATCTTCAGCTTCAATTGCCAAATTATCTCTGGCGGCCTGCATAGTTCTTACAGCACCTTCATCACCAGATTGTTTGGCCTGAGCAATCTTCTCATCTAACTTAGCTATCTTCTTTTGCTCTTTAGCGTTGTTGGCCTCAACCTTGGCTACTCGTTCCTCAATGCCCAAGCGAATTGGGTCATGAGGTGTGGCCATATCATTACGAACATAATTTTTGAGGTTGGTATCAATCCATTGGTTTAATGCGCCAAGCTTCTTAAACTTATCTTTGTTATCTTCTAGATGTTTAACGACACGCAATCCACCTTCGCTACCTATATCTTTTAGCTCTTTGATTCGTTCTTCAACAGCTTTATCGTGTTCTGGGCCGTAATAATAAGTTTTATTCTTTAATAAGGTATCTTGTTTTAATTTATCTAAAGCAGAGTTAACCTGCTTATTTACCCAGTTACCACCCTTCTCAGGCTTGATAACGTGCATAGCCATCTGTGGCTCACCAACTCCAGGGATAAGTCGTTGACCAGTAGCAACCCTATCAGCAATCTCCTGCCCAAGCATCTTTGCACCCTTTGTGGCGGCTGTACCCGCTCCTGGGATAACAGCGAAGTCACCTGCTGTGCTTGCCATCTTGTTAAGCATTGAGTTGGGGTCTTTGGCTAGGTCAGGGATCAATCCCTTGATATCCTCAGAGCCACCAGATATAGATCCTGGCTGATATCCTTCAAACTTGTTACGGCGAATGTCGTGCGCCATATTGTGCAAACCAATAGCTGTGTTAGCCAGATCAGCAGGCAATCCCGCTGTGGTGGCAATAGCACTGCGTCCACCAGAGTAGATCATGTCCAGTAACGCTCTAGCAGGTATGCCCATGCTCATTGCATCGGCTTTGATTCTGTCTAGATCTAGGGGTTGTTGGTTTGCTTTAGGGTTTGGCATAGCACCTCGCAATATTCCTTTGAGTGTACCCTTGCTAGATACTATTAATCAATGTGCAAAGCTCTTCAACCGTTAACTCAACCTGCTCAGGCTTTATGGCTGATTCAGGGATCTTCTTACCAATCAAGTCCTCAGCATCAAACAGCACCTCAATGAATACCAGTGAGTCAAGCCCCAAGTCAGATACCCTAGCATCTGGCGTTATATTGTTTGGGTTGATGTTGTACTTGTTAACCAGTAAATCTTTAAATTGGTCGAATGTAATCATTTAGTTCCTTTTGGGTGGGGTGGTTCACATAAAGCAGTGTTTGTTACCAATTCGACTCTTAAACCATAAAAAATGATTGTTGAACGATGATGTGGCGCTAACCCACAACTCCACCCCATCGCTATCATACCGCATATGGATTGACCCTTGGTTGGGGGTTGGCATCAATGTAATCTTCCTCATCGTAGTCTTCACGTGGAGGTGGATCAATGTTCAGGAATCCTGCGTCTCTAAGCCATCTAAGAGCCTGTGTGAGCGAATCAACGTAATCGTCATGTGTTGCGTCAGGGAACGCACAGATCTGGCTTATAGCCCCTTCTGCCCAGTCCCTTACATATCCTTTGTTCATGCTTGACTCTGGCACCCAAACCCTACCTGCCCGTATGATATTGGCAACAATTGATAACCGCTGAACTTTGTCTGCCTTGCCTGGGTTGTAGCTTTGTACGGGTAACTGTGCCCTTTGCAAGTCTTGGATCAAGCTGATGCCTGCGGCTTTGTCCTCCACCAGAATCATCTCAACTCGCTTCTTATCCTTGCCCTCACCGTATACAGTCTCAAACTCATCCATCACCTTGGGCTTGAGATCTGGGTATTGCAGGTGGTCTTGCCAGGCATCGAGGATGAGCACTGACATCGGACCATCCATCGGTTTGAATACACCGAAAGTGATACACGCTGTTGGGTCATTGTGCGCCTTCTCAGTGAATGCACAGTCATAGCTTTGCAAGATGAACTCAAACTTGGGCAGAGGCATTGGCTCACCCTGAGAGTTGTAGGCAGGGAATAGTTTGAACCATTTGCGCTTGACGATACCTGTTAGCTCAGGGTCTAAGATCTCAGCCAACACCTCCTGGCGATACAGTGCAGACTCAGGGTCGTACTGCTCGATCTGCTTGCGGAAGTTTGCTGATAGGTTGTCAATGTTGGCGTAGGTGGATGCTGTGGTCAGGGCTACATCACTCCCGTTTCTACCTACCAGATCAACAATCAGATCTTTGGGCTTGGGCGTTGTCGTACATACAACTTGGGTCTTGTCTCCCAAACGGATGGAGAAGCTGAGCAGATCCCAGGCTTCCTGTAGATAATCCCACGCCGCCAACTCATCTAGCCAACCCCCGTGGAACTGTGGCCCCCTGAAGCGCTCAGGCTCCGATGCGGGTATGCCTTTGATGATTGAGCCGTTGATCAGGGTAATCTCGTTATCGTCCTTCAGGTGCTTCTTAATCAAGATCTGAGGTATGACGTTGGTCAGTCCTGAGTCACCCATAAAGCACACATCCTTCAGGTCTGAGTGTGTTGGCGCTCCAACTAGCCACCGAGTCTTGGGATTAGTCCAAGCCTTCCAGAACGTCCACTCTGCCGCAAGCCTAGTCTTCCCTGCGCCCCGTCCACCGAGCACCATCCAAATAGACCAGTCCCAACTCGGGGGAACCTGGTGATCATGGGCAATACTCAGCCACTTGATCCTTGCGGCGTAAGCCATCTGCTCTTCAGGTGGGAGTACAGCGAAGTGAGCCTTCACCTCGGGGTCGGTCAATATCTCTATGACCTCATCAAGATCCTGCATTCGATGCCTGTTTTTTAAGGGTCAAATGCTCAACCACTGTATCCATTGCGCTCTTGGCTGTAACGACAATCTCGCTTTGCAGTGGGTTTTCCTTATCCCCTGCAATCGTTGTCCTATCCCCATACTTCTTAGGCTTGAGCTTCATAGCCGTCCATTTACGGGCATCTATGCGGTTTCTTTGCCATTGGATGTAGGAGTTGCTCAGTTCCATCCTGATTAGCTCACCAGTCCTGCGGTCAATCACTGGCTCTGTATCTGGGGTTTCGTCAGCTATTTGGAGGATCTCATCAGCAATGGTGTCGGCTTGATCTTCCCGTGCACGTGCGTATTGCTCAGCAAACTCTGGATGAACAATCAACCACTCATAGATCGTAGCCTGACTTGGGAACTTTCCTATCTTCTCATCCGCCTTCAGGATTTGTCTAACACTCATACCATTACTGATGAGGGTACAGATCTCTGCCGCTATTTGGGGCGTATATTTTGTTGGGCGTCCACCCTTGTTCTTGGGCTTTTCGGTTACGTTATCCATATTATTCCAATGTCGAACCAAGTTAATGCCTGTATTGTATATCAGGCGTTCTGGATTCGTCTATCCATGCGCCTTATTGTGGCTTTGTGCTGATCGTTCTCTATCTTCAGCGCTCTTACTTGGGCGTTCAGATACTTCATCCTGGCGCTTACATAGTCCAGATAGTCATTCATCTGTTGGAAGTCGGATTCAGTCTTTTGGGGATCGTCCATTAACTTCTTTGTGGCTGTTGTTTTCTTTGTTGCCATCATTAACTCCTAGTTATAGTTGTTGATGTCCTGCCTTGAACATTAACGCAGGTTACCAGTCTCAGGCTTTCGCCACACCAACAAGAATGAGGACTGTAGGTACGACCTGCACGTTACTTTAACTTCCCTGCATAGCCCTTTCGGGAGGTGGGAAAGCCTACAATCCTCATACTTGTTAGCTGTTGGCGGTATTAAGGATACTCATTTAATGCCACAGACCTTCAGCTTGGACACCAACAAATAAGAAGACTAGATCATTGTCACCTTGTGCACAGGCTCCTCCCCAATCTTCTTACTTGTTGTCAGGCACTTGTGCGCCTGATCCTTATCCCAACTCTCTCCACAGTCTGTACACCTGTAGATCACACCCTCTGTTACTTTAGTTACCCCTCTCTCTAAGTAGCGGCCTAGGAAGGTTCTGATCTTCTCTACGGGCATACAATTCTCTGTAAGTAATTATAGCTACATTCCATAACCCGATGCCAACTAGCATTCCAAACACAAATATCCAGACTTCAGTCATAGTCATATCCAGTTACCAAGCAAAGGATAAAGTCAATTATCAGCAATATTGCCATGATGGGTAGTACAGTCATTGCAAGATTAAATAAGAGGTCACGCATCAAGTGTCTCCTTGAGGTTATCTACCAACTGCTGATTGGCTACCCAATAAAGGATAGGCATCTGAGCATTTGGCATATAGAATTTTACCACGATTGAGTCATCAATGAGTAAATTTTGAAAGCCTTTTGCACCTTCTTCAGTCTCAAATATTCCGCCAATCATTGCTATATCTTTCATGTGTTTTTCTCCTTGAGTTTGGCTTCGATGGCCTCCAATGTTGATGCGGCAACACGGTGAAACCCAATAGGCGTATATGGATACCAATGCAACACCCAGACGCTATCTTCCGCTACAGCCTTATGCCATTCTTCTGGTGAAACAAAAAAGTCGGCTTCATAAAATTCTTCAACAGTTTCGTAAACATCACGGTGTTCATTGTGACTCAGATATAAACCACATTTGTGTTCTGGTAACCAGTTCATGTGTTCTTTTCCTTAAAAAATTCGTTAAAAACTTTTGCACATATTTCATCCCATCTATCTTGCGAATATTTTTTATTTGCAATGTCTTCATCTTCAGTCACAGGTATCCAATTGTCATTTTCATATTTATACCACCAAGGTTTACCGTCTTTATTCCCCAGAAACAACATGGTTCTTATCCTTTAATTTAGCTTTTCTTTCTTTGCTAATAAAATGCGTGGTCAAAATAAAACCAAGCAAAACGCCATCAACAATACTTAACCCAATGATTAAAAAAATTTGTCCGTATGTAAATGTAATCATGTGTTCTTATTCTTTAAT